AACCGGTTACCACGGCGTTCGTCGACTGACCGGCGTACAGGGTCGTCGAGGTCACCGTCTGCGACGCGGACAGCGTGTACGTGCCCGTGCCTCCGGTCCCGGTCCCGAGCGCGGTGATGTACGTCCCGGCCGTCACGCCAGTCCCGTCCACCGTTTGTCCGACCGCAAGCGTTCCGGAGGCAACCGCGCTGACGGTAAGCACGGTTGTCGCGATCGACGCCGTCATCACGACGGCATCCTGGTACGTCGCAAACGCGGTCCCGGTGCCACCCGTCGAGGTTCCCAGCGCGATGATTTGCAACCCCGGTGCCAGGCCAGTCGCGGACAGTTGCTGCCCGGTTGCCAGCGTCCCGGTCAGCGCGGTGACGTTTACCGTGAGGTTCGAGATCGTGCCCGTCAGGCTCGCCGTCACGACGGACGGCCGGACGAACCCGAGTGCTTTTACGGTTTCCGGCATTACATGCCTCCCAACAAAAACGACTTTTGGAACCCAGCACCGCCGATTGATTGTTCCGCGCCCGCTGCGCCCGCACGGTAATACAGCGCGCCATCTGTCTTCGCGTACACCGCCGTCAGTCCGGCTCCTGGTGCGCTCGGACTGGACGATTGCTGCACGAACGTGTGCACCACGCCGTCCGGCGATATCACGAGAATATTGCCTTTGACGGTATTGTGATCAGAAGCGAGGATCGTGTCGGTGCCACCGACCACTGTCCGCATCGTAGCCCATGCCATGATCGTTTCTCCTACGTGGTGCTAAGCGTCACCGTCCACGACACGGTCGCGGTCTGGCTGGAAGTCTTGGTCCAACTGGTGAGTAATCTCGCAAACATCGTGCCTGATCCCGCCGTGGCATTTGCGCCACTGAACAGCGCAAGCTCGGTCCATGATCCGTTGGCAACCGAGGTCGGGTAAAACGTCTCGATTGTGGCCGTCGCCGAACTGACCGACGCGGATGTTGCAACTCGCCACGTTGCGGTATCCGCGGTCACCAGCGCCACGTCACCGGCGTTGACCACGGTCGTGCCCGTGCCAAGCTCGATATACCACGTCGTCGCGCCGAACGAATCCGATGCGATCAACGCGGAGGCAAGCTGGTTCAGCCCCGCGGTCACGACGAGGTTGTGACCCTCGGCAACCACGACATCGTCCACGCGGACGGTGACGTACCCACGCACGCCGATGTTATTGGTATATACCGCGTCCATATTTCGTCACATCATAAATCGGCGTGGTATCGGCGGCGACGACCACGGTAGCCGTGTCATTCCGGAGGTACACCGCCTCGTCACCAGCCACGAATTGCTGGAGCGGACGACCGCGTGTGTCCTGCGCCGGCGGACGCAGCCCGTCGATGATCCGCGCAATAACCCGGCTGATGTCCTCTGGCATGTCCTTACAATTCCCCGTACACGTCGGTGGAGATCGTGATCTGGTTTACCCACTGGTCCGGTGTGGCGAACCTTTTGCTGACATCTACAGTGTAGAACGTCTGCCCTCCGGAAAACAGTCCGCCGAACCGTTTCGTCGACGTGAAGCGGAAGTACTGCCCCGGCTTCCATCCGGTACCGAAAACCGTCATCGTGCCCGTGAACTTGTGTCCGCGCTGACTCAGGTAGAGTTGCGCCCGTGCGCGGATCGCATCCTGGCTGACGTTGATCAGGTCAGACGCGCCGTACACTTCCTCGTAGATGCCGTCCGAGTTCGTCGCGCCCTCACGCGTGCGCACTTCCGTGATCGAGGCAGCGTCACGCACGCTCGTCACCTTTGGACTGATATCGAGGTACGGATAGTCGACCTTGATCCGCGATCCCGCAGCGGGAACGGCCGGCAAGCGCACGCCCCAGTTGGGAAGGCACAGGAACGCCTTGTCCACGGTTGATCCGTCGCCTGGTTTGCCGTCGATGTTTTCCTTCAGCAGTCCGCCATTGGCAACCGTGTACGTCACCGGCGCGCCAACGGTTGGCGTCACCGTCACGGTGGTACCGTCGTAGTTTGCCGGTTCATACCCGAGCGCCCAGAAGGTTTGGAAACCGTCCGCCTCGCCGACTTCCTCCGTGTAACTCAGTGGGTCGCCGTTGTCGTCGATGGCGACGGATTTCGTGTCCTTGATGTAGGCGACATTTGCGATCTGATCGGCCACCTCGGCGATTTGCAGATCCGAGATCGCCGTTTGCGTCTCCCAATCCACGGTTGCGATTGGTGCCACGGACGCAGCGCCTGACACGGGTGTGAAGACGATCTGGCGCTGGACATTGATTTCCCACCGATAGTTGATGATCTTGGCAATGCGGTCGATTGCCGAGGATGGCGGATCAAAGTCAAAGGTCTGTTGCGGGATTTCGGGGCCGTCCTCCACGAGCGAGACATCCCACGTGATTGCACCCTGGTTCGCGTAATCCGAGATCATGGCACGGATGATTGCGCCGGCGGTATCGGTCAGTCCCTCGGCGTCGCCGGGCGGGTACTTGACGCCCTGCACCAAGTGACGGTCGAACCACCGCACGTAATCCGCGCAATCGACCGCGTACGTGTACGACGTTGAGCCGTAGACCGCCTCCGAAACTCGCTGCACCACGCCAGCGAACTCGCGCGTCCCATCGACCGTCAGGATGACTTCCTGCCCAGCCCTCGGGATCGCCACCGCCGGCGTCGCACCCGTGTACGGAATCACCAGTTCCAGTCCCGACAGCGTTCCCGCCCGGTCCCGCAGCGATGCGTGCGGATTGATGGTGCCAATCCGCGTGTAGGCGATGTATTCGACGGCGTTGATGGTCAGGCTCGCCGATAACATCAGGCGGTCCCGAACGGCAAGCGCCGTTGCAGTCCGAGTTGCCGGCGGAACGCATCGGCTGCCGATGCGCCTGCGGCTGCGGGATCAGCAAACCCCGACACGTTGATCGTCAACCCGTTGATCGTGACGCCACCGAGTCCCGAAAGCGGACCATTGCCCGCCGTCTGGTTCAGCGGCACGAGTGCCTCCGGCCCCTTTTCGCCAATCAGCGCCATCGTGGCCCGGTTGACGATTGCCCCTTCCGCCCCGACCGCCTTGAAGTTATGCACGACCCATCGCGCGGTACCGACTAGGTACGTGTGCGCCGGATGATCGACGTGGATGTTGTGGACGGTTGCGGTGCGGTGCGCATCGTGCGATTCCTCAACCGTCTCCCGCCCGGTTGCAGTGACGACGTGCGACCCTGCCCGTAATTCGTCAGCGCGTCGCCAGCCGTCCGGCGTAAGGAACGGATGTTCCGCCGTGGTGCTGATCACGTCGCCATTGATGCGCAGGTGCCACACCGGATGATCCGGATGTACCAGCGTGTCCGCGACGGTCGACATGACAACGGTCGCGGTTTCCGGGTCGTAGACCTCGACGATGTCGCCACTCACGATCTCCGCGATCCGCATCAAACCGTTTGACGTCCACACCCGCGTGTCCGCCGTGAAGCACGCGAACCCCCGACGGCCACCAGCAACGGCCTGCACGATGGTCGCTGCGATGGCACCGACGGCGATCGCTGCGGCACCCAGGACGGCGTTCATGGTCACGCCTCCCGCGCCGGCCGCGGCTGGCGGTACGGACAGCCCCGTTGAGTTCGGTCCGGTCGAGTCCGCGATTGCGCTGTCGCCACTGACGGTACGCACCACCGTCGTGATCATCCGTGGAATCTGTGCAAGGGCATCAATGGCCGACTTGATGCCCGCCTCGATGCCACCGAAGTCCAGTCCGAACCCGATGGTGACCGCTTCCGGCACGAACCGGAGCGCTTCCATCAACTTTCCAATTTCCGCGAGTGCGCCGGCGACAATCCCAAACACCTCGAATTGCCACGGCGCGTTCGGTGACACGATCTCAACGATGCGAAGTTTCAAGCTTTCGAGGACGTCCAGCGCGTCCGTGGTGATGCCCGTGATCGTGAATGTCCACGGAGTCGCGGGTTCACGCAACGACGTCAGGCGCTCCTTTAGCGCGTCCATCGAATCGTCAGCCGCTTTGGTATCGGCGCTCGCGCTGACGAGGACGTCGTAACTTTCCTTCAGTCCGGCAAGCGCGATGCCGATGCCCGCAAGTGCCAGGCCCGCGCCCAGCACGACCGAGACGCTGATCACGGCGTAGTAGGTCCGCTCGATTGCCCGCAGCGCCGCGTGCGTGATCGCGATCGCCACATTGGCAACCGTGGTGACCGCGGTGACGAGCGCGGTTGCGCCTGCATTGATCAACGTCAGCAGCGTCGTCAATGCGGTCAGTGCCAAGGCTGCGGCAGCACTGACTACCGAAACGGTGATGCTGATTGCCTTGTACAGGACGAACACGGCGAGCGCGTCAGCGAGCGCAATCACCGCACGCGTCGCCAAGTCGAGGTTCGGTCCGAACGGATTGATCGAACTCAGGAACCGCGACATCGCACCGCCGGCATCGTCGCCACCCTTGCCCAGGCGAAAGAACGCTGCGACGAGCGGGAACAGGTACCCGAGTATCAGCTTGATCTGTTGCGCGACGGCGCGCATAAAGTCCCACAACGGCTTGAGGAACTGCACCACGGCGCGGATGGCCTCGGCCAGCAGGCGGAACAATGGCGCAACCAACCGCAGCGCCGGCGTCAGCAAGTCCATCAGGACGCGCGCCATATCGCCGAACAGCGGCAGGATTGATCCGAGTACGTCGCCGATTGCCATCAGCGCTTCGCCGAGCGCCGCGACAAACTCCTGGACTCGTGGGTCGCTGAACGCGTTCTTAAGTGACGCCTCAAGCGCGCGGAACGATTGTCCCAATCCGCCATAGATAGACTTGGAAATCGGTTCCAGACCCTTGGACCACGCTTTGGATGCATCCTCGGCCGCGTTCCCGAACTCGCTTTCGAGGAACGGCAGCGACTGACGCATCTCGTCGTTAAGACCCTTGGTCGTCTCGCCGATGCCCTTGAGGATCATCGGTAGCACTTGCTTCGTCAGCAACTTGCCACCGGCTGCCAAGCCCTTGATCTCCTCGCGGGACTTGCCCATCTGTTCGGCCAGGATGCCGAAAACGTCAATCTTGCCCGCCTGTTGCAGGCTGATGAGGTTCTTCGATGTGGCAACCGACCTCGACGACAGCGTCGCGAACGAATCACTCAGCGCCGCGAATGTCGCGCCGTTCTGGCCCGAGGCTGCCTGGAGGATCTCAAGTGTCGGGACCAGATCCTTGGCGGCCATCCCGGCGGCGAGCAACGCGCGTCCGGCGCTGAACACCTGCGCATCATCGAACAGCGTGGAGTCCGCGAAATCGTCCAGCGCGGTGAACGCCACGTCGGCCTCGTCAGCGCTTGCCGTCAACGCCCGGATCTGCATCCTGAACTGATCGGCCTGCGAGTTCGCCTTGTTGCCCGCAGCCGTGAATGCGACCAATCCGCCGATGACGGCAGCGACCCCGGCAGCGGCGGCCAATGCCCCGGCGCCGACGCCACCGACGGCCTCAAGCATTCCTAGCCCACTGGCCTCGCCACGGCTGAACCCTTGTTCAAGCTGCCCGAGTCCGCCCACGAGCTTCTTCAGGCCCGCGCCTTCGGCGCCCTTGCCCAGTCGCGACAGGTTCCCCTGGATCTTCTTCAGGCCCGCGGATGCGCGGTCATCGGTGACGACGCGGACGACAATCGTGCCGGCAGACTCAGCCATCAGTGCCTGCCTTTCCGCGATTGACGACGCTCGCGTTCCTTCGAGATTTGTGCCTCGTAGGATTCAAGCAGGATCAACCTTTGACGCCACAGCGGTGAAAGCATTGCGACCTCGTCCGGCGTCCAATGGTATCGGCGCATCAGCGCAACATCGCCCGACCATTCGGGAGCGGATTGGCTGGACCCCTCGGCCCAGCTCCAGATCAGCTCCCGTTCTCTTTTGGGATCTGGAAGAGATTACCCACCGCGCTCATCAGCCCCTCGACAATGTGCGATGGCAGCCGATCGAACGAGGCTTCCGTGGCCGGCAATGCAAGCGCCTCGCCGGTATCCACGTCCTCGAGGTTCCACCCGCAGACCATCGCCGCGACCTGCGCGGATGAGCGCGAGATATCGTCCGTCTCCCCGTTTCCGGCGCGGATGATCGCGCGCTTGGTTCGCCACGTCATGGCCTCGGGATGCTCGACCTCAATCCAGTAGCCGGGTTCGCCGGCCACTTCGCCAAGGTCGATCCTGATTGTCCGCAGCGCTTTCGCGTAAGGCACAGATCCTCCTAGTAGGTCGCCTGGCTATTGTTCACGACCACCTTGCACGGGCCAGAATCCGTCGTGTTGTAAAGCGCCCGCCCCTGCAACGCGATTGCGTACAGGCCACTGCCAAGGTCACGGGTTGCGGGTCCGTCGCCCCAGGACATCGTGGTCGCGGTGAACGTCAGCGCACGCAGCGTCGTGGTTGACCCGTACGTCACGGCAAGGACCACGGCCTCTTGTGTGTAGGTCGCGGTGCTGGCGATGTATTTCGCCAGGTCATCCGCGCTGCCAGTTCCGGTGTCGAGCGTCAACGCCATCGTGACTTCAAGCTGCTGCTCGTCAATCCGCGAGGGATCACGCGATCCGGTGGTGTGCACGAGCTCCTGCGCGCGTCCAATCGTCAGTTCGAAGTTCGTGACACGGGCCACGGGTGTTCCCGCCAGGCTTACCGTGGCGTCAATGCCGACCCACGGTTGCGCGATCTCCGGTGTCAAGCCGGTTGTCGCACTGCCTCCGGAGACACCGATGCTTCCAGTCCACGCCGAGGACGCCTGAAGGAGTCCGTCCGCAGCCGCAAACGAAAGCTTCACTTCAGAGCACTTGCTACCCGGATACTCGCGGTACGCGATTGGGTTGGCGTCCTCGATGGTGTAGCTCGGTACGGACGATCCAAGGCTGAAGGTGTGCGGATAGACGCCGCTTACCGCAACGCCGGTGGAAACGCTGCCAAACACGCCGTAGAGGAGATGCCCGATCCCGATCGGCAGCGCGGGTCCGTCGAATGACATCGAGGTTGATCCACCTCCACGCAGGAGATTGAAATCCATCGCCGCGATGCCCCGGCGGGCACTGTCCCGGACGCTATTGAACTCCGTCGAGTACGTTGGATCAGCCGACACCGGCAGGATGTACGTCGCAGGCACGGCCGTCTGGAACGTGGTTTCCTTGCCAAGCTGGACCTTGGTCAAACTCACAATTGGCATGTCTAGGCTCCTTCCGGCAGGACGGCCGGCGCACTCACCGGGTTCTCCGGAACGGCGTCATCCGCCTCGGTCCAACCCGCACGGATAAGGTCATCGGCGTCAGCCGGGTTGTCCACCCGCCAGATGCCCTTGTTGTCAGGTTCATACGTGCGTCCGCCGATGCCCACGGAAATTGGAGCGTCGGTATCGGCAGGTGGTTTCACATTCATCGGCGTCACTCCACCCAGGTAGTCGGGAAATAGATGTCAGCTTCAAGCGTGATCGTCGCACCGTGGAATGATGATCCGTTGTATTCCACCTCGTCGTGCGACGCGCGTGTCAGTCGAACCTGACGCACCGTGCCATTGAGGTTCTGGTTCGCAGCGATCACCGCGCGGTACGCGTCGATCACCCCGAGGACAGTGACATGTGCGCGGGCCATCGTTGGCTCCTTGGTCAGAAGCAGGCACGTGATCGTCGCCGTCTCAAGCTGCGATCCGTTCGGCACCGTCTGCTGCGGCCATTGCCCGAAACTGGAGGCATCCCAATAATGCACGAGCGCTGGCAGCGCAGCCACCGTCTCCGGTGGCGTGCCGTACACCGCCGTCGCGCGTACCCCGCCAAGCGTGCTTGCCGTGGCCGCCGTTTGCAGGACCGTTGCCAGACGCGCCAGCGCCGTCGTGACGGTCACGCCGTCACCCCGGTCGTGCGCGCGTACCCTGCTTCCAGATCCTTGACGACCTGCGTGAGATCTTTCCGCACGAAGCGCTTCATGGCGTTCTTGGCGCCACTGAACCAGTGCAGGAGCTTCTTGCCTGCGTTGGCGCCGTTGGCAGCCGTCTTCGCGTAGTGATAGCCGGGCGACTTCCTGCCCTTGATCGAGCGCCCGTAATTGAGCGCCCACGGGTAGCGGAAGTCCTCGCCGGCGGCGTTTTGGCTGACCGAGTTACTGATCGCGACGCTGCTGGTGATCGCCCGGCCGGGTCCGCGCCCATCGCCTTTGGCAGGCTTGAATCCGGTTCCAAGCGATTGTCGGGTTTCGCCAGTCGCAACCGGCACGCGCCGTTCAACGTATGCCCGCCCCTTTGCCGCGGTGCGCTTGAAGCTGTCGCCGAGCGCATTGCCATACAGCGCCGTCGTGCCAAGCGCCTTGGTGACTTCGGGAAGTCCGGTGATCGTGATGCCTTTTGCGCGTGCCATCAGGCAAACCCCCCGAACCCCATCCGGACCGGGTCGAGGACGCGACGGACGAATGGATGCAGTCCCACGGCGACAAGCGTCGTCGTGAAGTCCGCACCGCCGGATATCGGCGCACCGCCCGCATTTTGCGAACGCAGCACGTAGGCGCATTGCATCAGCGCAGCCTCGGCCACCACGGCCGGTGTGGTCGCCGCATGACCGAACGTGGCGGTGACGCGCACGCCCCGCACATTGCCCACGGGAAATCCGGTGGACGCACCAGGCGTGAGCGCAATCCCCGTGAACGGCCGTTCGTGCGCGTCGGCGTTTGCCGGCCACGGGTAGACCGTGGTGATTGCCGTGTACGCTGACCAATCGCCTGCGGAATCGTAGGCGACGGTCGGCGTACCGTAGAACGGATCGGTCAGGACAAGCTCGGACGACTCGGCACTGAAGTACCGCGTCGCACTTGAACTGTAGACATGTGCCCCGAGGTAATCGTCGATCTGGCGCGACACCGCGGTCACGATACGGTCCAGACGCGTGTCGTCCGCCGAGTCGGTGATGCCGACCTCAGCCTTGACTAGCGCGACGGTTGTGTACCCGTTCGTGACCACGCTCGCTCCTTAAGTGGCGCTGTTGACGAACAACTGCACCGGGTTGTAGGTCGTGGTGTTGGCAGCGATTAGGGCACCACCCGTCCTCATGTACGCCAGAAAGGCTACCTGAAGGTAGTCAGCGTACCGCTCGTCCATTCGCACGAGGTTCATGCCGGTGACGTCCCGGACCGCGTACTTGGAAAAATCCCCGAAATAGATCGACTTGGCATTAGCCGCCTGCGCAGCAACGTCGTTGTTGGTTATTACCTGGTATCCAAGGAGGGTGTCCGGCTGGTTCGCCTGCATGGATGGCTCCCAGATCGGCCTATTCTGACTGTCGAGAATCTTGCGCAGGACGCCAACCGAAGCGTCGCGCAGCATCCATTTGGCGTTTGGCCGGTAGGCCGCATCGACCTTGTACACCAAATCCACGAGATTACTGTACGTCGGCGACCCCGTCGACCCGGTCGACCCGGTGATCCCGGTAGCGGCACCGGTCACGATGCCGGACGGCTGCGATGATCCGGTACCCGTCGTGAAGTGCGTGTTCTGGATGCGCCCGAGACGCTCGCCCAGCGCGTTGGCGATGTAGGTGTCAAGCGGAAACTCGGCATCCTGCAAGAGCTGGTACGACACGAGGACCAGTCCTGACGTGTACATGTAACTCGGGATCGAGGTCTGGGCGAACACCATTGCGGTTTCTGACGCCTGTGCATTTTCCGCAAGGATCGCGCCGGCGTTGCTGGTGTCGTCAAGCGTGGGGATCAAGAGGGCGGCTCCGGTCGACGTCGGGTAATGGGTTGCGAGGTTGATGACGGACCCGTAGGAGCGACGGGCCACGTCGATCTGAGCCGCCATCACCGAATTGGTCAGGTACCCACCTTGGCTGTTGGTGCCGACCGACTGCGCACGCGCTTCCATTACCCGGCCACGGTTGTAGGCGCGCAACTCGGGTTCGAGTTCGTCCTGCGTACCGCGCATCCACGCCAGCAGCGCCCGGCGCTCCTGATCGGGACTGATGATCGCCTTGCCATTCGCGGAACGTTCCTCGTGTGAGGCAACGATCTCGCCCCGGACCGCCGACGTGTCGGCTGCGACCTGATTGGCACGGGTGTGTGCCTCGATCTGACGATCAAGGATCTTGAGCTCCGCGTCCATCTTGTCGAAACGCTCTTCGGTCTGGGCGTCCCATCCCGCGTCAAGCGTTGCGCGCATGCCCGTGGTAAGTGCGTTACGCTGCTCGCGCAACTCGTTGAGCGTGATAGCCATCGTCTGGCCCTCCTAGAGTGTGGCGACCCGGAGACGCGCTCGCGCCTGGGTCATGCTTTGCAATCCCGCAACCGGGACCACAAGTTCCGCCGGCACGCGCACGCTGCGCACGCCAACGGTGGTGGACAGGTACGCCGGATACGTCACCGGACCGACGTCGTAGAGATCCACGTCCGACAATTCCCGGAGGTACGCACCGTTGACGACGGACCACTTCTCGCCTTTCACGGAAAAGCTGAAGCTGCACTGCGAGACGTCACCGCGCTCGACGAGCGTGATGAGATCGCGTGCCCAGGACGTGTCCGGTGGCGTGATCACGAACGACAGTCCGCGATCATCCTCAAGAAGCGCAAGCGTGCCATTTGCCGTACGTCCAAGGACGAGGCTGGCGTCATGGTTCCACAGCGCCCTGACGTCCTGCGCCTGTGCCAATGCACGGGCGAATGCGCCTTTGCGGATGACCTCCGTGAATGGCGGACCTTCATCGCCAGTGATCGACTGCGAGGGTACGTCGAACAATGCGGCGTAGCCGGACAACGTGGAAACGCCCACGGGTGTGTCGGCAGCGCGCACCGTCACGGTTGCGCCCCGGATCGAAAGTGTCGCCAATGTCACGCGCCAAGCCTCCTTGACAGCCAAGGCCGTCCGGGTCCCGCGTAACATGGCGCGGAAGAGGATGCAAGTGGATGGCGCGCGCCCCGGAAGACGGCGCCAATCACATGCTAGCACATCACGCAGGCAGCGTCGGCAACGTCACCCCAGTCGCCCGCGCCAATGCGTTGCGGGCCTCCTTGGGCAGGGTGGACTGTCCCGCGATCCACGTTGCAAGCGCGGTCCGCTCGGCCAGTTCCAAGGCTTCCTGCTGTTCCTTGGCCTGCCTCTCCGCCTCGGCACGGGTCATGTCCGCAGTCCGTTGCGCGATCTCCTCGGCCGTCAACGGTCGGACGGTCTCCACGCCGGTTTCACAGTTGATCTCGATTGCGATGGGTGGTTCAGTGTTCATTAGGGGTATCCGTAGATTCGAAAATTGGAACCTGCTTTTATGGTAAATCCATTCAGATCAATAAATGTGATGCTTGTTATTGCAGCAGTATTTCTCCACGATGAGTACGACGTGTACCAGTTTGCTGGACTATACGCTGTCGTAGAATTATTCCACGGAGAAGTATATGAGCCGAAGTTCTTATACACTGAAGTATTGGTGTAGTTATGTACCCATCCAGCCCCACCAGTGAACGCAGTATCATAGTTGGTCGTCGCATTGCAAGCCGCAAACCCTGCACTGGTCGCCGTGGTTGATGAGGTTACGCCGTCCCAATAGTTCCCGCCCGTGTCACCGTTGCACCGCATCATCAACCACTCCAAAGGGCCTCCATATCCACCGGTAAGTCGCGCTTGATACATAACCATTAAATGTGTATACGACTGACTGAGGCTACTAAACGTCACACTCGTTGTATCACTCCCCAACGTGGTTGACGCCAGCAACACCGGGACATTGCTCATCGTATGCACGTGGTCTGCCCGTGCCAGCGTCGTGAGGCTGCCCGTCGCAAGCGCCGTGGTTTGCCCATTGACGACGACGGGTGTGCCGAACGCCTCGCGACTGTGGCGATGATCGGACAGCGCGACGGTGGTTGCAGTCCCAGTCGCCGCCGTGTCGCCGACCGCGGATGCACCGGCAGTCGCTGATCCAGGCATGGCGTGGACATGATCAGCCAACGCCGGTGCCGTACTAGTGCCCGTCGCCTGCGTGCTGGACACCGTCAATGCCGATGGCGCTGCACCAGCGGGAAACGCGTGCTTGTGATCCTCCCGCGCCACGCTGGTTGACGTGCCAGCCGCAGCCGTCCCGCCAATCGTGGATGCGGTGATTGTCGTGCCGTATGCCGGTCCGTTGACCGTGACGGCACCCGTGGCGCCGGAGACCGACACGTTCGTCCCTGCGACGATCGATGTGACACCACTATTCGTGATTGACAGGCTCGTGGTTTGAGAACCTGACACGCTGATCCCCGTACCACCAGCCACCACGGGCGCGGTGATCGTGACGGCCCCGGTGGATGCGCTGACGCTGATGCCAGTGCCTGCGAGGCTGGTCACGCCTGTGTTATTGACCGTGATAGTCGTGCTGCCCGATGTCGAGATCGCCGTTCCAGCGACGATGCTATTCACGCCTGTTGCCGAGACGGTGAGCGCCGTGGTTCCCGACCCTGCAACCGTGATCCCTGTGCCCGCCGTGACGCTCGGAGCGGTAATCGTCACCGCTCCGGTGCTGGACGACACGCTGATCCCGGACCCGGCCAGCGACCGTACGCCGGTATTGGTGATTGTGAGATCCGAGGTTCCGGTGATCGACAGTCCGGACGAAACGGACACCGAATTGACGTTGCCGCCTCCACCGGAGACGGTGATGTTCACGCGCTCGTTGGCAGCGTCGTCGGTGACGGTTGCGCCCGAAACGAAGTTCAGGGTTCCACGCGTGCCAACGGTGGTACCACCCGACAGGATCGTCGTCGCCTGCCCGGCGCCACCGCCCACCGACGACCGCCCCGAGCGCCCTGGCGGACCCGTATCGCCCTTGTCGCCCTTGTCGCCCTTCGGGCCGGGTACTCGCGCAAGCGCCGCGACATCGGCCACGCGAATGTCGAGCTCCACGAGCTGCGCATCCTGCG